TGAAATTAAGATGAGAAAATGTTATTACTATCAGGGTCAAACAACGAAGGGTGATTGTGGTTCCCTGCTTGTTGTTTTTAACAAGTTTATGGAACGTAAGATTGTTGGTGTGCATGTTGCGGGTTCAACTACGTATGGTTTTTCAGTGCCAATTACATGTGAGGAACTGAATAAAGGGCTTAAAAGTTTGAATGTTGAGTGTCAGTTTGCAATGAATGTGGATGAATTAAAAACAGAGAGACCAACCATGCCAGAAGGACAATTTGTTCCATTGGGTAAGAGTGATATTAGGGTTGGTCAAGCAACGAAATCAGCGATACGTCCGTCATTGCTACAGGGACATTTGAAACCAGTGATAAAACATCCAGCGAAGTTGAGACCATATATGAAAGATGGAGTTTTGATTGATCCACTTATGAATGGTCTGAAGAAGTGTGGTGTAGAGACTTCTTATTTAGAACCTTCTGTTCTAGATGAGATTTCGAGTGTGTTGTTTGCTGAATATAATACAGATCATGCGAATGTGAGTCCTCATGTGTTTTTGACATACGAAGAAGCTGTGCGTGGTGTTGATGATGATTTTATTCGTTCGATAAACCGTACTACTTCAGCCGGTTTTCCATACGCGCAGGAGAAGAGGAAGAAACCAGGTAAGCAGGATTTCCTTGGTAGTGATGATGATTTCGATTGCACTTTTCCTTTTAAAACACATGATGGACAACGATTGTGGAGCGACGTGAGTAATTTATTAGATTCTTATATTAATTTAGAGTTGAAAGACGTTTATTGTATTGATACGCTCAAGGATGAATTGAGGCCAAAAGAGACTACACGTGTTTTTTCCGCGTGTCCACAACATTACGTAATAGCTTTTCGGATGTATTATTTAGGGTTCTGTTCCTGGCTTATGCATAATCGGCATCATAATGGCATTGCCGTTGGCGTGAATCCTTTTGCGGAAGAATGGAACTTGCTTGCGGGTCTATTAAATCAGAAAGGGAAGAAGGTTGTTGCTGGTGATTTTTCTAATTTTGACGGGTCTTTAAATTCACAGGTTCTCTGGTCTATTTTCCACAACATTTACATCCCTTGGATTAAGGACAAAATTGATTTGAGTGAGAAGGAGTATCGTATTTGCTTTGGTCTGTGGTCCCATTTAGTTCATTCAGTACATATTTTTGGTGACAACGTTTATCAGTGGACCCATTCTCAACCATCAGGAAACCCCATGACAGCTATTTTAAATTCTATATATAATAATTTCATAATCCGATACGCGTGGCATCTAGTTTTCAAGGGCACAAATTTGCAGAGTCAATTAAAGTTTAAGAAGTATGTGTACATGATTGCGTATGGTGATGATAATGTCATAAATATTGCCGATGACGTTATAGATAAGTTTAATCAGATAACAATTTCCGATGCTCTAGCAACTATCAATCATAAGTATACTGATGAAGGTAAGACAGGTCAATTAATAGCTTTTCGATCTTTGGAAGAAGTTCAGTTTCTCAAACGAGGTTTTCTTTATAATGATAATTTAGCAAGAATTGTGGCACCTTTAGATATAGCCACTATTTGGGAGATGCTTAATTGGGTTCGTGTTTCAAAGTCACAATTGGATTTAACTTCTATCGTTCTCACTAATGTAGATGTCGCCTTCCGCGAATTAGTGTATCATGGTCCTCGCGAGTATGAAGAACTCGCTCTAGTCATTGCTTCTAAATCTTATCTTTTCCCTAGCCAGAAACCCATCATTCGTCCTTATGACGCAATGTTGTATGATGTGGAACATGGCTGGGATGTTGAGGACTACGCTTTCTTCTAATTTTCCTATCTCCAATGGCACTTATGAGATTAAAAGATGGACCATGCGGATGTGGTTTGCAGTGTGTGACCCCTGTTGACATAATAATTTTGTGGGTTTAAAAATGTCAAT